TTTGTAATATTACGTTGGACTGACGCAAATCCGGTTGCCATTTTAGACTCCTAAGTGATCTTCGGTTAGTATTAAGAAGTTCATCTGCCTGTCTTCACAATACTCTCTCACAGCGGACCATTTAGTTTGGTTCTTTACATAAGTTAGTGCGGCATTACGATAGGCAGCAGTTTTTTTGTTTTTCTCATTCGGTGGTTTTGTTTGTTTTTTGGGTTTGATCTCAATAATATACTTGGTAAGTTTTCCACTCTTTTCTTTTACTTTAATGTAAAAGTCAGGAAAATATCGTCTTACTTTACCATCAGGTGCGCGATAAGGAATGATTACTTCTTCGCTACCCCATTCAATTATTGAGGGATTACTATCACAGAACACCATGAACTTACGTTCCCATAGTGATCTATAAACTATGTTTGTCGGATTGCCACGATACTTAGTAGGATTTTTAGGTTTGTAAAATCCAGAGTATGCCATAAATATAAAGAGACCAACATAGGTATTTAGTGTGTCGATAGATCGTCTATTAACAACAATGGCAGCAAACGGCGGAATGTCGTTTAGTAATAACTTTGTTGTGAAATTTATTAATCCACCTATTACTCCTCCGGGTGGACAATCATCTGACTACTTTGAAATGTTTTGCACTGAAGCACAATTGCCAAACACTAATACAGCACAAGGTCAAATGAATGGCACATATGTTGGTAGTGGTTCTGTAAACTATCCTCATACAAGAGTATTTACGGAACTTCAATTGGGATTTATGTGTGATGCTAATATGACATCACTTAAATTTTTACAAGATTGGACTGACTCTATTTTTAACGAAACTGGTGAAGATTTTTCTGGTAAATCAAAGTCTGAAATGGAATCTGCTGCTTTCGATGCTGGTAGACCAGAGAGAAGAAATATTAAATTAAAATATAGAGACGAATATGCATGTAAAATTGCTATTACCAAGACTGAAATTGGACCAAATTCTCCTATAGAAAGAGCACCTATCACATATATTTTGGAACAAGCATATCCTTATGCTATTGATGCAATACCTCTACAGTTTGGTAATAGTCAGTTGACGCAAGTAACAGCACAATTTTCTTACATGAGACACTATGTGATTAAAAATGATATTAGACCGAAAATTGATATTCCAAATCCATAAAAGTGGGAAAATTTTTCCTGCTCATTTTTGGTCAAAAAAGACGCACTAAATATTAATATGATATGATCTAAGTATAATGGCATTACCAAAAGTTGCACTACCAACATATGAGTTGGAAGTTCCTTCAAATGGCAAAAAAATCAAATATCGTCCATTTGTCGTAAAAGAAGAAAAATTACTTTTATTGGCACTTGAATCTCAAGATGATAAGCAGATTGAAGAAGCTACAAGGACATTGCTGAAAAATTGTATTACAACTCGCGTAAAATTAGAAGATTTAGCAATTTTTGATTTAGAATATATTTTCTTGCAAATTCGTGCTGTATCAGTTGGCGAAGTTGTTGAAATGTTGCTAACATGTGAAGATGACGGTGAAACGCAAGTCAAGTACAACCTTAATTTGACAGATGTCCAAGTTATCAAATCAGAAGACCATTCTAGTAAAATCATGCTGTCAGACAGTATGGGACTTATTATGAAGTATCCTTCATTTGAAGAATTTGTAAAAGTATCGATTATCGCAAAAGATACTAGTGAACAAGTTATTGAGATCATGGGAAAATGCGTCGATCAAATTTTTGATGGTGAAGATGTATATGACAGTTCGACCACATCAAAAAAAGAATTTGTTGAATTTATCGAAGGATTGACAAATAAGCAATTTGAAAAAGTTCAGGAATTTTTCTCTGAGATGCCAGTCCTTAAACATGAGATTAAGTTAAAAAACCCAAATACTGGTGTTGAAAATAGTTTTGTGATTCAAGGATTATCTAATTTTTTCGGATAAGCCTCTTTCACAATACGTTAGAGGGGTATTACAAGACTAATTTTGCCTTGATGCAACACCATAAATATAGTTTGAGTGAAATAGAAGATATGATGCCTTGGGAGAGACAAGTTTACACTAGTCTCCTCATGCAATACCTAGAACAAGTCAAACAAGAACAAGAAAAAGCAGCAAGGTAATAATGGCACACGGTTATCTTACACCAGAAGCAGTTTCCGGAGATAATTTCTGGAAAAATGCTAAATCTCTTAGGGATTTAGCAAAAGGTCTTGGTAAGCTTTTTAAAAAAGACTTAAGAGTAGTTAATGCTAACATAAGAGAAGTAAGGGACTTATTACCTCAGGGACAACAACCAAAATTACCACCGTCAGGGCAGAAAATGCTTGGCGGTGCTGCAACAAAACTACTAACAGGTGCTGCTTCTAGTGCTATTGTTCCTAAAAAAGCAGGTATTGTAAACACAGAGGCAAAAACTGCTGTTGTTGGTAGAAATGCTACTGATATTAATAGAAAAGAACAAAAATACTTAGGAACTACTGATCCTGATGTAGCAGGTGGTCCACAGACCAGAAAAGGTGGAACTTTTACTGATTTTGGTTCTACTTCCGCACCAGAAACAAAACCGCTAAATGCAGAAAATTTCTTTGCAAAAGCGCAAACTGGTGTTGGTGATAGTGGAGAATATTTAACAAAATCGCAAAGAGTTTCAGATTTCAGAAAATCGCAGGAAATGCGAACTGCTTCGGCAAATACTCCTGCGATTTCACCGGATAGTGGTGTCGATATTGTCGCTGCTGTTAATAGGAATACACAAGCAATTGTTGCTTTATCTAATCTAACAGAAGAGCAGACAAAATCGCAACAATCGATGCACAATGAGCAACAAGCTCAATCAGATAAACTTGCTTCTAGAGCACTTGCTAGAGGCGAAGAAAAAGCATTAGAAAAAGGTTCTGATCGTTCTGGATTTACTACACCAGAAAAATTCCAAAAATTACTACCTGGTGGTGGATCTGGTGGAGGCGGTGGTTTTGGCGGCGGTCCTGGACTTGGTATTGGTGGTAAAGTTGGTGCTAAAAAGGTAGTACAAGCAGTTGGTAAGCGTGGTGCAGCACGAGTAGGAACACGATTAGCAGCAAAATATGGTGGTAAAGCAGCAGCAAAAGCAGCAGGTAAATATGGCGGCAAAGCAGCTGCTAAACTTGGTGTTAAGGGTGCTGCGAAGATAGGAGCAGGTGCTGTTGCTAAATCAGTTGGTAAAAAGATACCTTTAGTTGGTTTGGGTCTTGGTGCTGTTTTTGCAGCACAGAGAGCATTACAGGGTGATTTTGTAGGTGCTGGTCTTGAGTTAGCATCTGGTGCAGCATCAACAGTTCCTGGTATTGGCACAGTTGGATCAGTTGGTATTGATGCTGCACTTGCTGCCAGAGATATGGGAATGACACCATTCGCTAGGGGTGGCATCATTACACAACCGACTAATGCCCTTGTGGGTGAGGCAGGTAAAGAAGGTGTTTTCCCACTAGAAGGATCTAAAGGCAGAAAAACTTTCCAGATGTTTGGTGAGGGCATTATTAACGCACAAAAAGATGCTAAAGATGAGTTTGCTAAAGTTCAAGCTTCTGGACTTAAATTCTATTTCCAAAATCAGGATGGATTTAAGTTTTTTGGCAATATACTTAAAACTCTCTTTGCTCCTTTCTTACTACCACTTAAAGCTTTAAGTGGTCTTAAAAATCTAGGTGGACTCGGTGATAAATTAAAAGAACTGTTTGGTGGCGGTGGTGGTGATGATAAAGGTATAACTGACCCAACTATTTCTGGTGATGAAGAAGAATATTTAATGCGTCTAATGATTGCTGAGGCAGGTGGTGAAGGTGAACTTGGAATGGCAGCAGTTGCAAGATCTGTTATGAATAGAGCGGGTCTTATTCAAAGTGGGGAAGTTGGTGCTGGCACATTCATGTCAAAAAGCGGTAGTATTACCGATGTTATTGAAGGAAAGAATCAGTATCAACCATTTGCAGAAGGAAAACTAAAGAAAGCATTAACAGAAGAAGAGAGAAAAAGAGCAAAGAAAGCTCTAGATATGGCACGCAATCAGGCATCATTGCGCGGCAATCTAGAAGCATCTGGTATGGGTGCTGCTAGTATTAATAAAATTATGGCATCTACTGGATTTAGAACTCATGATGCAAAGTATGATGCATCACAAGAAGTGAATGTTACTAAACTCGGTGGGCATCGTTTCAATACTGCTGGTAATGCTAAAATGCTGACCCCTGGTGCTAAGATTAGTGCAGGTATTAGTTCTAAAGAAGGAACTGGAATGTCAACATTTGGTGAAACAGATGGTGGATCTGGAAGATTAAGTAATGCTGCTGGATATGTTCACGGACACTTCCAAAGTGATACTGGAACTAAACGAGATGTTGTTAACGACACATCGGC